CTTCAATATCACTAAGAACAGATTGATCAAGATTACCACGGGCCCAGACCCATTCTTTTTGATTCTTTGACTTTGAATTGACCCATTGGCGCATTAATTCATATCCATCTTCAAACTTCAAATCATTTGGTGTTGGAATAAAAGATTTCTCTTTTGCATGATCACATTGTTTTGACCACCAGTCAATAGTAGATTTATCAATCGTTCTATTGAATTTAGTTTTCTGATATCCGATATCAAATTTAGCAAAGAAGGCTGATTGCACCAGTTCATTATAATCATACTTCTGATCAGGTTCAAAATGAATACATGCCATTGATAGAATAGCTGAATTAGATTTCGTACCAAGCGTTTCTATGTCAAACGCAAACATTATTCACTCTCCCGATATTCAACGATAGGACTTAAAGGCTTATAGGCTAGAACTTTTTGAAGAATTGATAGTGCATAGGAGGCTGAGAATCCACTATGGCCTTCATTTCCAAATTCTTTTACCATATGCAAAATATGTTTTCGCATCATACCATTCATATCACCATCTTCTGTTAGTCCAATGATATCCATCTCTTTTTTAGCAAAATCAACCATGTTACTCATTATCCAATCTTCCTCCCAAATATGTAATGTCCACCTCGGCAAGATTGTACCCAATTTAAGTGCCACATCATACTATTTTCCTGCATCTCATGGATGATTGATTCGTTACCCGACCAACCCCCAGTAGAGATATTATACAAATGGACTTTCTCATCTTTTTTCCATTCATGATCAGCTTCTCTTTCATTCCAACCCCATGACGCCAGGTGCCAAATAGATTTGATAAATTCAAACCAACCTTGGCTATCACTCCAATGCCAGATGCGAACAATCTCTAACGCAGCTTCAGTGGGATAACCATCTTCATCAAGAATATCTGCCAACATTAAATAATTAATGCGCCTCTTAGCAGTTGCTTTGTCTTCTTCAAGTTTGCGATGTTCTTCAAGTTTGCGATGCAATTCCTGTAGTTGTTCTTCGTTCATTTGATTGACTCACCCTTTCCAGATTTCTTTTTCACATCATCAACGACCACTAACTCAAACCCATATGTTTCAAGGTTGCAAACACAACTAAAGAACTGTACACCTACATCAAGGTGAGCCATACAAAAATAGTAGTCATCTGAACCACAAAGAAGGCCAACGAATGTATATTCTTGTCCGTCACGGATGAAACGTCTGTCTGTCAAAGGATCATATTGCTTTGTGAGGGAACGCCAGTTTGCATCACCATACCCACATTCTTTCACAATCAACTCTGCAAATCTATTCATCCGGTTTTTATATGCAGGTACAGGAATTATATACTCCCCATACCTCTCACCATACCCACATAGACCAGCTTCGTTCATAAGTTCCTGTATGCGTTCTTCATTCATTTTGTTCCCACCTCAATTTAAATCTGTTTAAATCTTCTTCATTTATAAATGTAAATGTGGTAGTGCCAAACATACTATCAACACTCCACACATCTCCTATTTTAAGTCAACTTCTCAACTCCGTAAAAATGGTTCATAATCTCCTCATCTACAGTGAGCAAGGGTCCACATAATTCTAAAGGAGTTTTGTGATACACATCATTTATAACAGTTCTACATTCTTCTAGAATCAACTCGGCGAACTCAGTATCATACGATTCTGAATACACTTTCAATGCTTGTTCTTTATCTGCGATTTTAATCATAGCATCAAGAGCATGTTTTTTAGCCTGTTCTGCAAGTTCTCTAATTCGTTCGTTCATTCTTCAACTCCTTATGAAAAGAATGCTCCCGCAAACAGTCCTATAATAAAGGAAAACAATACTTTCTTTTTAATCATGATCATATTCAGTAACATCAAACCCATTGCGCGTTGCGACCACTTTAACATGATCATCAAACAATGCAAGGAAGATATCTTCTAATTCATCACTCTGAATCATTGTCTCAAGTAATGAACAAGAATCCACATCAACACCACCGGATGCGTTAATTTTAACACGTTCATCCTTATAGTATTCTTGATCAGTTGTCAACACATTAGAAATTGATCCACATACCCAGACAGATGTGTTTTCTCCTTCATACTCACCCCATGGCAATACGTTATACAATTCATCATCCGGTGCATTAGTGAATGTGGGACTATTCACACTAAAAGTACATGTATCACCGTCATTGAAAAAGGGTGTATATTGTGTCCACACAACAGCAGTAATGCCCGGGTTCTTATCAAAGAATTCCTTGAATACTTCCTTGATCAATTTCGTACCATTTTCCTGAAACTGCGCTTTGATCTTTCGTTGCTCGGTAATCATATTATCATATTTTGCTTTAAGGTCACTCATTTTTAATCCTCTAGTTTAATGTGTCTTACAGATTTTTTATTACGTTTTTCGGTGCCTGACATCCAAGGTTGCACTTGCATATTATTCAGATACTTTTCCATTGTAGGAATAAATCCCAAATCTTGAAGTATATGATCTTCACAAATATCTCGGGGCGAATATTCTTTTCCATCACTATTAAGACGGGTTCTACCAAATACTTGTTCAACAACAAAACAACCAAATGCTGAATGAAGAATTGCTCTGTGTCTTATATCAGCAACCGCTGCTTTTGATGAATCAATGAAATCATCAATATCTGAATAGTCAGAGCATTTACCTCCATACTTTTTAACATGGATCTTTGAATGAAGAAAAGGTTTCATACAATCTTACCAAGAACATGATAGATTAGATCATTCAACTCTTTGGTATAATCTTTATTGAGTGTCATGTTATTATATATTGACAGAATCTTATCTGCAACAATTGAATCTGTGCTAAAAATAGCCTCGCGGGATTCTAACTCATCAAGCAAATCTTCAGTATCAAAATCTGACAAATCAATATCTACATTTATGTATGGCATCATTAACTCTTTTTAATTGAATGAAGCTATTATAACACAATCACTAGACTATTGAGGTAATAATGGAAACGAAAAAACCCACCGAAGTGGGTTTATGTAAAGATTACCGATTTACTCTCTTGCAGGTAGGGGTGGTGAAGTTTGCTGGGTTACTTGCGGCGCGGCTTGTTCTTTTAATTTTGCAACTATAGAGTATACTTGGACATAAGGTGCATTTCCAAGTGCAGCCATAATAATATTAATTTCTTCAAGGGTCAATTCAAGGTTAATCATAATTACTTCTCCATATTATTTTGCGGATAGTGGTTCTGTTGTTACTGTGCGAAGTGCTGCGATGATTGCGCCGATAACAAGCATTGCAAGACCCGTGTTTTCTGGTCCGACAATTGATGTTACCATTGATGTGTTTTGTTCTACTGCGCCTAATGCTGAAAGCAACAGTGCGAACAGAATTGTTTTAGATTTAAGAGCGTTCATTGAAGTTCCTTATGTTTAGTATTTAGATTACACCGAGGCGCCGAAGATGCCGTTTACCTCTGCAAGTTTCAATTCTAACTTGATCATGCTGCCTTCAGACTCGCCTGATACGCAGCAATTACTTCAGGTGTCCATGCAGCTTGCGCGATAGCAACTACCTTCGCGTCCTCATTGGCAAGGTCTGCCCCCGGAGCAAGAACATGCCGGTGGTAAGTCTTGCCAATCTCGGCTCCATCCTTAAGGATGAGGTCGGCCCTTCGCACGTTGACGCTGCCGTTGCGGGTTACTTCAATTTGATCAATGATGGATTGTTCGATAAGTGCCATTTAAATTTTCCTTTTAGATGCTATAAATGAGGCAGAACTTGACTGCTGTTCCGCTAGTAAAGATGCTTGCTCCATCGGTCAAAGATGCTGCCGCAGCAGTAGCGTGTTGATGGTAGATTGACGTACCATTGCCGTAGAAAACAAGATAAACAGATGAAATAGCAAGAGAGTTCCACGCAACACTTGTTGAAGTTTCATTGCCACCAGATACTGTAAAGGGGAGTCCCGCTATAGTTTGCCCGCCCGTGCCAAGTGTTGTAACCGCAAGGTTACAAAAAACATAAACCAACCGACCTATCTTTGTGTAAGTACCGACCTGACTGCCATAGGTAGTATTCCCACCTAAACTTGGCGTCCAAGTCCCTTCCTCGTAATCATCCAGCGTGTTCGCATCAGCTACCGCTACCGCAGTCGCGGGGAAGGCTAGACCACCAGCACCTGCTGTGGCTGCGCCGACACCAATACCCGTAGTGAAGGATGGTGTGCCTAGCGTTGCTAATGTTGATGTAACAGCAGGAAATGTGATACTCGGAGATACTGCATCTGCTACCAGAAGTGTAGTTGTACCCGATGTTGCACCCTTCATCTTAAAAGGTGATAATAGTCTACTTAGTGGCATAGTTTTTCTTCTTTAGTGATTAAGTCTATATTTATGCGTCAAAATCTTCATGTGGATTTCGATTTACAATCATATTTATGAAAAAACATGCATCTTGTTCATCATCAAAATACCGAATTATCGTCTGGCCAGTATATACAGATACAACAATCAATAGAATATATTCACCATATACCGAGAATTTAAGTGCCCAATTGTTTCTACATACAGGTTCCCAAAACTTTGTATTTTTGGCTATATCCTGCGTCATCATCTTTTGATAGAGTGGAGATGCATTTAAATTCTTCATATTGTTATATAGTATATGAGAAATCTCATCGGTTATACCTATCTCATGATTAAGGAGTAATATCTTCATACTCCATTGAAGCAACAATCCAGTCCCTAACCAACGAACTTCGTACAATATCATCAACTGTAAATTCAATCCGAGTATTCGATTTCATCAATTTTGATATTTCAAAAAATTTGAAAATACCTGATAAATCATTTTTCTTTCGTAAATCACATTGACGATAATCACCACACATAATTATTTTTGACATATGACCTACCCGAGTCATGCAGGTGTGTAGTTCTTCAAAATTACAATTTTGAATTTCATCTACGATAATAATTGCATTATCCCAAGTGCATCCCCGAATAAAGGACGTACTAATGAATTCAATATGGTGTTGTTCTTCAAGTCTATCCCATGCATCTTTGCGTCCAAATAGCGTTTCGCATATTTGTCGATAGGGCTGTTGATAGATTTCCATTTTCTCATTTACATCACCAGGAAGGTGACCCATCTCACGGCTTTGCACCGCAGACCTTACAACAATGATTTTATCAAACGGATTGGATTTATCTAATACTTCTTCAAGTGCTTTATATAATGCACAGAATGTTTTACCAGTTCCTGCTACTCCATGAAGTGCAACAAAATAATCTCCTCTCTTGTATGCTTCAAAGAACTTCTTTTGATTTGCTGTTAATGGTTCAAAAGTTTTAAGATTATCAATTTTTAGTCTTAATTGATTTATTGTTGATTTTGGAGATTTTGGCATTTCTACGATAGTATTATAATTATTTGCTGACTTACGTGCCATGAGATTTGTCCTTGTGATTAATCGGTCATAACAAAGTTTATTGGCGTATTCCTCCTAAATGTTTTTTGTGAATTTTACAACTGACCCAGGAGTTATAATAGGACTCTTGAAGAAGGGCATGGCGAATGAATAACTCATATGTTTCATAATAGGAAAGTTCTGATCTTGTTTTGCAGAGGTACAGAATTTCTCTGGTATATTGATCTTCTCCATTCAGTTTGACTTCTTCTTGGAGCATTTCACTGGAACTCCAATAGGATTGCCAATCAGATACTTTTCTGATTTTCTTTTTCTTCCCATTGACTTGTTTAGTTCCTGCTTTGGTAAAGAATTTTTTGCCAACATATTTACGATTGGTCGGTATATGTGTGATCAAATAGACGAATCCAAAATATGATTCAGCCTCGTCTTGTTTAAATTCTTTGTTAAGATACGTCCACACACCTATTCTTCTTCACCTGAATTTTCTTTATCAAGGATTAGATATGTTGCACAGAAGGGGCAGAAGTGAGGATCATCATCCGTTTTTTCTAGTTCGTAGAGAATGGTAAATTGGCTATCACATTCCTCACATGAATGATTTAATGTTGGCATTATTTACACTTTGCTCTTTTTGCGTTAAGCGCAGCACCGAAATCAGCAGTCTTCATTGCAATCTTTTCTGATTTATTATGTTGTGATGGCACATTAAATGTTATTCCTGCTGCCTTTTCTACTTCTTCTATTGTTGTCTGAACAACAGATGGATCAGAACCTAGTCCAATTTGATGAGGAAACAGAAATGCATAATTTTCACCTGTTACTGTATCTATAACAACTTTGAAAAATGCTCTTGGAATTAATACTTTATTGGTACCAATTGTTGCATCACCATAAACATAGATAGGACCAACAATAACTTGAAGTGGATGTTTATATTGCCATGTCCATACTCTTACATTTGTCTCAAGATTCTTCCAAATGCCTCTATTGAGATTTGGTAATTGTGGTGACATATTGCTCATTAGAAATGATTCTAATTCTACATATTCTTCATATGATAGATCACCATCAGGAATATTATGGCCCTGATCATAACCAGATGCTGCATAATCAGATGGAGTCGCTCTTTTATCTTTTGGTAATGATGCATCAGCAGCAAATGCATTTGTTCTTGGCCAACAACCCAAGGCATTTTCTGGCTTTAGTACATATGCACCATAGACTGGAATCTTTGCAATATTATCATGGACTGTAAGGTAGCCTACACGACAAATTGTTGTTGCATCTTTTTTTGTTACTACAGGTGCTCCATAAGGAACAAATTCTGCACACTCTTGAACAGGGCGCGGTGCTTTCTGTTCCCATCCAAATACAGATGAAGAAATCAATAACAAAGATAGTAATAGACTTCTCATTTTAATTCCTAAAATATGGAGGGAGAAGAATTTCCCCCTCCTCACTACTTATATATTAGAACGATTTTGAAACAGAAACAAGGAATGCATTCTTGTAAAGTCTCTCATCAGCCACTGTATTAGCATTTTTTGTTGCTGCATTTAGTCCACGATTGATATAATAATGTGCGCCAATTCCAAATCCAGCAAGATTATATGTTGCACCAAAATTAACATCAGTGAAATTATTTGCCTTGTTGTTTGTGATTAGAACATGACCAATATGTGCATCAGCAGTCAACTTTGCCATAATAGGCATCTTCAAATCTGCTTGAACATATTTGCTATTCTTGCTATTGACTACACCAAAATAATCACCAATTGATTGGCTATATTTCAATGTAACTGGGCCTGTGGTAACTGCACCAAAAACTTCGTTTGTATTGCTGGTGCTGCCAAATCTATTCGATGACCGTGAGTAGATATAGTTATAAGAACCAACATCTACAGTTACACCCTTGACAACTTCTTTCTTGAAACCAGCATAGACATCACTCTCAAGACCGTTGCTATCAGTATAAAGTTTAGTGCTAACATTGCTGTTCAAGTTACCTACATAGAATCCACTTGTATGGGCATAATCAATACCACCATGAAGTGCTTGTGAGTTTTGTGTTTGGCTAATACCACGAAAACGATAATCTGTTGCTGATGATAGATTACCTGTTACTTGGGCTTGTACCGAACCGATTGATGCGAACAATATTGCTGCTAAAATAACTCTCTTCATTTCTTTATTTCCTTTTAAATTAAAAATTATCATGCCCAAACTTGATCCCAATTACCGGACAATGCACCTTTTGCATAGTCTGTTGCCCGATTCTCAAAAAAGTTGGTATGTGTTGGTGCGTTAATCATTTCTTCAACCCACCGAAGCGGGTTCTT